ATACTATAATATACTATAATATAGCAAAATTAAATAACAAAATTAAATAATATATTATAATACGAAATATTTTATAGGCATATTTTAATATGGGTAAAAAAGATTCGAAAAAAAATAGCAGTAATCGCCGCCGTTCTAAATCAATTTCAAAATCATTATTAAAAACGCTATTGGGTGGCGACGATAGTAATGTTAACGATGTTAACGATGTCGGCGAAAATGAAAAAACGCCTGAAAACAAATCCGCATTTGATTTTTTTAATAAATTTTCTTCACCACCTAAAGACTATAAATCTGAAAATGGCGCTGATGAAGTCAAGCCTATATCATCCGGTTTATTCAGTAGTTCAGCAGCAGCGGCGACGGCAACAGCAGCAACAGCGACATCATCAGGGGCGACTGATACTGAAGCACCAGCATCTACGTGGTGGTTTATATTTAGGGTTGTATTAGTTTTAATAATTGCTCTTATATTTATATTGAACTTGACCGGATATTTAGACGGTTTAACTGCTTGGTTTACAAATACCTTTGGGCCATATATTAATCCTATTCTTATTAAATTAGGGTTGATGGAATCATCCTCTAATGCCAGCAATGACACAGCAGATACAAACACAAATGCAAATGGAAACACCGGTAATATATCTCAATTAGAACAAAATATTGGCGCTTTACCAGAATACCACGAGCGTCACGAGAAGGACGAGAAGGATGAGAAGGATGAGAACAAAGAGCATCGCGAAGAACAAGAGCAAGAGAAAGTAATAAATAGTCTTAAACCTATTCCTATTCAACCCGATGAACGACAAACGCCTCTAAGAAATAAAGGAGAAACTGCGCGCCCCCCTAGCACACAGCCTGCACCATATCAAGAGAAAAAAAGTAGATATGAAGAGAAACAGGAATCTATACAAAAGGCACTTGATTATGCTGCAAAACATTCACAATATCCAGCACCAGATGAATCGTCAAGTAATACCCAAATTTCGCGTCCTAAAACAGGATATTGTTATATAGGCAAGGATTCAGGGATTAGGAGCTGTAGCAAAGTGTCTCCAAATCAGGAATGCATGTCCGGTGATATATTCCCGACAATGGATGTATGCGTGAATCCGAACCTTAGAGCATAACATAACTATTTGATTATATTTTTAAGTTATTTTCAATTATTGTACAATTATTGCACAATTTAAGTATAATATTATATCATTAAAGTATAATATTGTATCATTTATTTAAATCAAAAATATGTCTTGGCTGGCTCCATATTTATTTTCAGTTACTCCAGGTGACCGCTCCGTAACATTCAATTGGGGTTTCTCGCCGCCCCCGGGGAATTTGCATACAGATTTTTTTTCGGTATGGTCTATGATTGGGAGTGACTCCTCTACCACTATCTATAACACAGTTCCTTTGAGTAGCATGGTTGGTAATTCTTTTACTTATACTTCTAGCAATTTAACAAATGGTACTGAATATACATTTACTATTTCGGCGTATAATATAGAGACTCAATCATATAGTGAGGATATAATAACTAACGCCACACCTGGCCCACCCGGCCCTGTAGGAAATTTTACTGCTACAGGAGGGAACAGCGTTGTTAATTTTACATGGAGTGCGCCATCCAATACTAGCATTTCACCAATAACAGGATATAGTATTATATACAGCGATGTAAGTTATTCTGCAACACAGAATCCATTAGTTACACTTGCTGCGTCCGCGACTAGCTATCAACAAAGCGGTAGCAGTGTATCAAATGGTTGGACATATTATTATCAAATCGCGGCACAAAATTCAGTTGGCTTAGGTCCATATAGTTCAGCTTCAGCAACGCCATTGACCAATCCCACTATTCCGCAAAATTTCACTGGTACTGGAATAAACGGCGGTGTAAATCTATCGTGGACACCACCTTCCAATATCGGCGCTTTATCTATAGCCGCATACAATTTACAGTACAGCACAGATAACGCGACATGGTCTCAGTCATACTCATATAGTGGAACAATATTCACAATACCTTTTACAGGTTTAACAAATGGTACACCATATTATTTTCAAATTTCGGCAGAGAATAATGCCGGCTTGAACAGTACATATACTTCAATTTCCGCAACACCGTCAACCGTTCCAGACGCTGTGGTAAGTTTAACTCCTACTTCAGGTAATAAAGAAATAATGCTAAGTTGGTTGGAACCATCCTATAACGGCGGGGCAGCCATAACAGGATATATCATTAATTACAACATTACGGGTTATTCCGGAACAGGACCGTGGTCATCATTAGCGACATTGTCTGTTTCCGCGTTAACAAATACAATTACAGAGTTAACAAATGGCACAACATATTATTTCCAAGTTGCAGCAGTAAATATAAGCGGCACAGGTACATATACCACCACTTCCGCGACACCCTCAACCGTTCCAGGCGCTGTGACAAGTTTAGTAGGTACTGTGGTTAGCACCGGAATACATCTATCGTGGGGAGAAGGGTCAACCGGCGGTTCTCCCATAAGTTCATATCAAGTATCGTACAACACTACAAGTTTATCTGGACAATGGTCATATATAACATCAGTTAATGCCTCAACAATTTCATATCTATTTACTAATGTAACCAGCGATATTTACCAATATTATTTCAAAATTGTCGCAGTAAATTCAAACGGTCCGAGTGAAGGTGCTACGACTTCAGTAATAATCGCAACCGCTCCCACTATTCCACGAAATTTTACCGCTACAGGAATAAACGGCGGTGTAAATCTATCATGGGAAGCACCTCTCACTATCGGCGCTTTATCTATAACCTCATATAATTTACAGTACAGCACAGACCCGTCAGTGTCGTGGTCTCAGTCATACCCATATAGTGGAACAACATTCACAATACCTTTTACAAGTTTAACAAATGGCACACTATATTATTTTCAAATTTTAGCAGGGAATAATGCCGGCTTGTATAGCGAATATACTTCAACTACTGCAACACCGTCAACCATCCCCGACCCTCCAGTTATAACTATATTGGACCCATATAGTAATCAAACGTGTATACTTACGTGGAAGATTCCAGATGATGGCGGTTCAGCCATAACAGGATATGGTTTACAACATAGTACAAATTCATCAGGGCTATCTTCATCCACTGTAATATCATATACACCATCTCCTGATATATCATCTCCTGATACACAATTAACATATACATTCAATAATTTAACAAATGATGTCAAATATTATTTTCAAATTGCTGCTATAAATACAAATGGTTCTAGTTATTCAAATATAGTAAATGACACACCATCAGTTACATCTAAACCACCTTCTTTAATAACCGCAACAGCGATTACATCTTCTAGTGCTACAATTACGTGGACCGCACCATCATTGCCAATTACAAGCGGTAATCCAATTACGAAATATTATATTCAATGGACAGATGTATCATCTAATAGTACCAATGGCGACTATTCTACCACAACCACATATGTTATACCCAATTTAACATATTCTACCCAATACGGAATCCAAATATCAAGCATTAATGGTTCAGGTATCGGTGCACTATCCAACCCTCCTGTTTATTTTACAACGTTAAGCAATCTACCATCCGTACCAACAAATTTATCTATCACGGGATGTAATACCGGATACTATAATAGCATAATACTTAAATGGAACGCTCCATACGATGATGGAAGCGGTCCTATTACAAATTATATTATATATTATAGACCAACGGATTATCCAACCACCTGGAATTCATATAATACAAATTCAAATGATACAACCACTATACAAAAAGTTCCATCAATCAATATTTCATACGATTTTAAAGTCGCAGCAGAAAATAGTGCTGGTATCGGCGGTTTCTCATCTATTATTAGCGGTTCGGCAAATAATCCTCCATCCCCCCCTATGAATCTTGTCGCAAGTACAACAGAAAGTGGGCTCATTGTTTTAATGTGGGTCCCATCGGTACAAACCCCTCCTGAATATATTTCTTACTATTTTATCGAGTATAAAATAAATAGCTTTGGTGGATGGTCGAAGTTCAATGCAAATATTCCAATAGATGTAACGGAAGTCGTATTAGACGACCCAAATATTGCGAATAATCTGTTATATTTATTTAGAGTTTATGCTGTAAATTCGGCTGGAGCACAAAGCGATTCATCAAATATAGCCTCAGCAATGAGTTATAATAATAGCTTACCAATGTATTTATGGTCGCGTTTTAGCCCCAACTGTGGTAGCAATGTTACCACTGCCACAAGCCCTTCCACGGACAATCTAGAACAAAAAATGCTGAGAAAGGCAAGCGTTTTACAGTATTTTAATATTGGCGCTCTTAATTTTTCGACGAAACAAATGTGGGCTATGGCGGCGCGGAATCAACTCACGAGGAAAAAAGGATATGCAACACAAACACAAGATTATACAAATGCCAACACGACAAATATGACAAATCCTACTGTACCAAATATAGGACTTAAAGAAGTAAATAATATTTTAACATGCTGGACACCACAATCGACCGTTATTTGTAATCCATCATCGGCTTCTAACGTTCCAGGACAAATTAAGTCATTGTGTTTTTCATTAAAAGCACCATATAATAATTACAGAAACCCGAAAACATATGGTTCGGGTGGAACTAAACTTATGTTATTATTTTAAGTAAGGCAAAATTATAATATTATGACGAATATTTATACATCGTAATAATATTATATAAAATATATTAACAACTTCACTTCACCTGATTAAAATACCAAACATCAGACAAATATCTCGGGTTAGATTCAGTAATATTGCTATTTACTGGCTTAGTATTGGGTCCATTAGAAATCATACTCTGAATTTCTACTATACTAATTGCGCTATTAAAATATGTCAACTCTGACAAATAACCACTAAAACCGCCATTTAAACAAACATTAACATTATCATAATTCTGTTTAACCACTTGAGTCATTACTTGCCTCTTTACTAACCTACCATTTACATAGACATCACAATTATTATTCTGAACACGAATAATTATATTTATCCATTTCGTCATTGGCAGATCATCCACCGTTATCTTAACTTGTGTAGGTTCATAAAATGTATCTAAAACTACAATAAAACCGGTATAATCCGACCTTAAATAAAGACCAGGGGCATTATTCGGCATCGCTATTCCATTAGAATGATTATTGGTAGTAGACCCCTTGTTAAATACGTGTTTATAGTTAGTATTATATGTTTGTGCAATTGCTATATCAAATTCAGGATTCATACCATCATTACCTGGTTTCATACCAGCGTCTCCCTCAAAACCATTCAAATACAACCAGGTTGACCAGGTAAATTCTATACCATCCTTCTCATCATTTGAACGTAAAACGGTTACAGAATTTTGAATATTTGGGTCTTGAGATATAACTGTACTACTTGAACCATTAATCATTCCTTTTATCAAAACAACTTTACCACTTGGTGCAAATAACCACGAAAGTAAGGCCACCATAACTCTAAATAAGATTACAAATCCAATAATTACCATCAATAAAAAAGCAAGCTTAGCTATCCAACTATTTGACTCTAAAAATTCAGATGAACCTTCTACTAATTTTTTTGATGAAAAGTCGCCAAATGTTGCACCGGGAGCAGCGGGAGCAACATCTGCAACAGGTGCAGCAGGAGTAGCATCTATTTTAGGTGATTGTGCTATATCGGACATTAATATTATATATTATATATTATTTATATATTAGATATAAAATATTTATATAATGTTTGATATAATGATTAATTATTAGCCATTTTATCAGCCCATCAAATATCAATATTAATAATAACATTTTAATATTAATATTACTCTATTTATACGTTCCAATCATACCAATATTTCTAAATAGTTATACTTTTTATAACCGAATTATCCTTCAAGAAGGCAAACTGTAATTTATATCTTTGGAATAAGTTTCCAAAACCAAATCCAGTATTGCTATATCCTCTAGCATATATATTCCAAGCTTCTTGGGGACTAATTATATCCGGGTTATATATTACACTAGCAATATACCCATCAAATCCTGGAATTTTTCCTGAAGCTGTTCCTCCAATATTTATAGTGCTTCCAGCTCCAATAGTAGAAGCTACGTTAGGAAGAGGGCACGTCTTTACTAATTTTCCATCAATATAAACATCAACTGCGCGATTATATACACTAACACTTATATTGACCCACGATTGTATAGGAAAATTAGAAACCTTGCAAAATGATAATTTAGAATTAGGCTCTATGTTACCGGAACTATCGGTTGTAGGAATAGCACCATAATCGTAATCAACATAAATATTCAAATCATTTCTTACAGGGTCTAAAGCAAGTTGAAATACATATGGTGTTAAAGCCATAGGATTTTCTGACGTTATTGCTAAAATATTCTTTTGGTCACCGTAATTTATATTCCAATTTGATATATATACCCAAAGAGAAAATGAATAATTATTTTTACCACTTTTTGCTACAGTTTTACCGCTCACCTGAGATTGTGAAGTTTCAATTCCATTTTGAAATGACATAATCACCTGTATCGATGTGAAGAAATAACTCCAAATTATATATAAAATGATTACAACAATTACAACACCTATTATCAATTTTAAATCCATTTATAATATACATCTAGAAATTTTCTAAATAACATATTGAATTAATTACAATTATTACAATTATTATAAGATAATTTTAATAGTTATTTATTATTACATTATTACATTATTAGTTATTAATTTTGGATACCATATATTATTGACTAACAGGTGGATTAAATTTCTTCATTGTATCATACATTAATTTTATATTCTGCGCCAAAACAGGATTCTTATAATACACTAAACTACAGGTCTCACCATATATTCCTGGTGATGACCCAATTATCAACATATTTGGATTTTTATAAGGAATAACATCAGGCGAAGACATGACTAATTCGCCATTTACAAATATATCAATATTACCATCTATAAAATTAACAAAAATATGATTCCATTTTGAATAATTTATTACTATATCTTTTCCACTATCACTTGATGGAACAATCACAGTTTTACTATTATTGTTTACATCTACAACATCAATCAAAAATATAAGAGAATTTTTTTGTGCATTGAATTGTATATTTGGAACATTGCCCAGATTTATTAATGTCGTATTTTCAATATACGCCTCATTTGTATTTGGAGAGGATGGATGAATATATATCCAAGATGAAAATCCATAATTCGTTTTTTTAGACATATTCATCAAAGTTGGTTGAACTGTTACATTTCGCTTTGCCTCTAAAGGATACACTTTATCTGTCAAAATAATTCCATCGTGGTTAATCACTGTATTAAATAATTTAGGCACAAGAAATTTACTAGCGATAAGCACTAATTCAATCAATAAAATAACAAACACCGTATACTCCTTCTTTGCTAAATTAAATTGCTCCAGGAGAACATTAGAACAGTCTATTATCAAACAAGGAATATACACAACAAGTTTAACAATAAAACTGAATATAAATCCTAATCCTGTATCACTGGACATTATTAAACTAGGTGATGATAAATTGAAATTAAATATGCTAAGAATCAAGGCAAGAAGACCCATCATCAATAAAAAGTTTATAATACTAATAATTTGAACAGTAGTAGAGGGCATCTTAAGTACCTTAGTTAAAGCATACGTTATACCCCCAAGTACTAGAGCAATCCCTAAAAAGTATGCCACAATCTTAGAAATAAATGCTGTATAAGGACCTGCTTGTTTTACACCCTGGGCGCCACCTGCTAAACTATATATCACAAATAATAACATAATAACACCTAATGCAATAAATCCTAGCAAGGATAAACTCTTATATGTAGTTAAAAATTCAAAACTATTTTTGTAATAAATATAAAACACAAACCATATATAAAATAAAAATATTGTCAGAAAAAAATATTTTATTGTCCCGGTAAAAATTGACTTGATGCTATCACAGTAAAAATTTAAATCCATCAAGTAAGACAAAAATTCAGAATGAGCTTTAGTACCTTCCCCTACCTTGTCTGTAAACGTCTTACTACCCGATCTGCCATAAAACTTAACAGCATATAAATATAACCACCTCAATACAAATAATGAAGACAATATTAAAAATACATTTGACATTAACCCATTTTGAGTATACTTATATAATACATAATTCACTATTCCAAAAGCAATAACAATAAGCAAGTTTATCGATAAAGATATCTTATTTGTAGAAATATATGCTATAATATCCGGACCATTAAAAAATAATAGACCTAAAATAATAATAACAACGGTAGACAATATTTTTACTAATGTACTTATCTTATCCCAGAAAAATACCACGCCTATAATACAAATTATTGAGACTATTCCAATCAAAAAAGGTAATAATGTACTACCTACATCTACAATCTTCATAAATATAAAACCGAATAATTCTATTATCATCGAAATTGAAAAATTAAATAACAATAAACCTGTTAATATTATAGTAAGCGGGTCTGTAATATCTCTAATCTTGTCAGACAAATATTGCCTCGAGAAAAATAATAATAATATAACAGGAAAACACCAAGTAAATGTTAAAATATTCTCATCATCGCTTAGTATACCTAAATTCCCTATGTTTTTAAAACTACATAATGTTAGCATACATAAAATCAAAAAAATACCTATTGAATATCCAGCGACTAATCCGCCCGATGTAAACAACATTATTAATGATATAAGCATTACTATATATATAATAAATCGTGTTACTGATGATATAAATTCAGATGATCCAGCCATCGTAGTTTTATATATTATTCTATTATAATTTAATATATATAATATATTAAACATTTTTGCTTGTTTTTGTATTATTATTTGATTTATTGTAACAAACATATTACATATCTTACAATTTATCTAAACGGTCCATAGACGTTTTCTTACCGTGACAGTTTCTGCATAACGCCACCAAATTACTAAGTTCGTTAGAACCTCCATTATGTAACGCAATAACATGATCTACCTCAAACCACGCTGGCAATTGTGTGTTACAATCACCACACATCCACTTCTGATTTGCAGCAACAAACTTTTTCTTTGTTTCACTAACACTTCGTTTTGTCGTACCTCTACCCGAATTCATCATACGATTAATCTGTGATGATTGGTTACCTCCGCCACTCATATTCATAGCATCAGGATTCACATAAACATCTTCGCCCGAATCCGTAAAAGATTTCGAACTCGTTAAATTAAAAAAAGGCTCAAGCATACTGGCTGAATCACGAGTCATAGGTAAGGTTTTTATTAACTGATTCGCGTGTCCTAGAAATTCCTTCGAGTTATTAGGATTCTTTTTTAGAAATAAATACAAAGAAAGCCCAGCAAATCCAAATGTCGCCATTTTTAAATATTTACTATTTTTAACAATATGTAACATTTTCATAAGTTTTCCATCATAATATGTATTTGCTATCAATATTGCTGTTATTATAAATATTACAAATTCAATTTTCATTATATATAATTAGTTATATAATGAATATATATTAATTTTATTTTTTAATCAACGACATTTTCTTCTTGTAGTTCTAGATTTCATATTCACTCTCCTTTTATATCTACCTCCGAATTTTACACTTCTTTTTATATAAGCCATATCTTTATGATTTAGTTGTGTTTTTCTTAATCTTATACTATCTTCTACCGACTTGAAAAACAAAATATTTCCATTTATATCACTACTTTTTAATTTATCTTTAAAATCTAGAAAACCAGGTTTATTTCCTTTTTCTCCAATACTCTTTAAATATAAATTAAGGCTTCTTATGTTGCTTACCAATTTTTTACTGTCTATTACCTTATTTCCATTCGTAAATATATTTTCTACTAAAATCGTCATCACTTTACTAGTAAATGTTTTATATTCGTTGTTCGACATATTAAATTTTGTGAATGGACTAAGCAAATACTGATAAAATATAGAGACTATTCCCCAAATATCCACATTATACAAATAAACATTGTTAAAATATTTATTCAAGTGTAGTACATTATCTTCCGTACCACTTACACCTCCACTACCGATATTAGACGTAAACGCT